ACTCTATATAATTTAGCATATTCTTCTATGCTAGACATATGATTACGGTAGCAAAACAATGCTTTGTCTTTAGTAAAAAATGTAGTTGCATTTACAGGTGGATATTCTATAACTAAAATATTGGGCTTGCTATGAGTTTTTAAGTAATTAAAAAATGATAATACTTGTAATTTTATTGTGTAAGTAGGGCCTGAATAATTTATAAAATTTAGTTTTGTTGTATTGCTTACGAGTTCGCTAAAACGATCATTCTGATCAATGCCAATGCCTAATGTAAAACTTGTACCACTAAAATAGATAGACTTACCTTCAGAAGTAATATTATCCGACATGCGTAAGCCATAATTGTTAAAAGTATAATTAACTTTTTTATCTCGATAAATCCAGTCATGCGGAGCATACTTTAAATTTCGATTGTACAGTTGTTCAGAGTCTGTTCCGTAAAACATAGGGGCATCATTTGGCATCATACTAGAGTGTGTATAAGGCCAACTATCGATATTAAAGTTAACAATAGTTTCTAACTTAGCCATTATATGTTATATGTGTCTCGCTTTTTAACAATCTATCTACAGCATCATTTGACGGATCAGAGTGTAACAATATCCATTCTTCATCTCCATGATTTACAGGAGCATGTACATTGCTAACATTGACTAGATAAAGTTCACCTGGTTTAGGATTATATGCAGCACGTTCGTATTGCCAAGTATCCGCTGGTGTTTCGCCTAACTGTGAAAAGAAATGCCATAATGAATCTTCATTAGTTTGTAAATTAACATGTAATCTAATCATATGTTCTGACATATCTTTGCCGTCGTGGTCTCTATGAGGCCCAATGCCAGATTCTTTAGCACAGTTCATAGCTCTACCCCATGTCCACGCATCTTCTCCTAATTGATCTATCATACTCTTGTACGCACCAAAATAATATTGTTCAAGATGGTTGTCCATTTTATTTTCCCATGTTTCGTCTAACATTTCTGGAAATTTTTCTTTATTACAAAAGAATGGAGTAGGTATAGCATCACGTCTTTGTATAGGCCACTGTAATGCCCAAAACCCTGCATCACCTACACATATGCCATTCATTCTAGGATGATCGAGTAAATGAGATTCAAATAAGTCTTTTTGAGAAAATAAAAATAAACTTTCAGGAGTTGAGAGTTTTACTTGATTAAACCATTCGAGCATTGGTTCGATATCTATAGTAACATTCAATCTAACCATGTCCCAATCTAAATTTCTTAGATCTTCTCTAGTATAATTTTGTGGATCTGTAATTAATTTAGTCATAAAAAAACTCCTTATACAGTATTTAACCTGCAATAAGGAGTCCTTTGTTTATTGTGATATTAGTTTAAGTTAACCCAAGCACTTCCGTCGTAGCCTTGAAACTTAGCAACATCAGTTACAAATACCATCATGCCGGCAGCTGGAGAAGTAATTGCTGCATCTCTCGCAGTAGCATCTGCGTATGTGCCAGGTTGTATTATAGGTGAAGTAAATGTTCCTACATGATCTAACGATGCTTTTTTTGCATTAGCAAGGTCAGGACCGTTAAGAACAACTAGTTCTAATTTTGCTTCAGGAAGAGTAGATACACCGTCGCTTGGTGTTACTAGTTCTCCTCTAACTGCAACAGGAGCAAGTTCTATAGTACCTGCAGGACTATCTAATACACCACCAAAACTAACTTGTCCTAAACCTTCGCCGGCCCCAATTGCTGTCATCGCATTAAAAGTTCCGTTGTGGGTAACAAAAGTTATGTTTCCGCTTGTTTCAGTACTTGCTTCGTATTGAGTGTAAATTGAAATTGCAAAATCGCCAGGGTCTGTTACAAGTTTTAATGTATCAGATTCTAGTCCTCTAGTATCAATAGTTGCTGGTTTAGTACTATTAATTACTCCAATAATTTCACCACTGGAATTTGTAATTTGTTGAGTTCTATCAGCACTGTATAGCAATCCTGCTAATGAACCATCTGACGAATCAATTATCTTAGCATCTTCTACGGCGTTATATACATCAGCAATAACTCTTCCTGTAGTTCCATTGATAATTTGTGTGCCACCGTCTGCGGTATAGACGTCACCAAATGTAGTACCGTCGATATTTATTGGATAAGTTGCACCTTCTACTAATCCAGTGCCTGCTACGGAGTTATCATCACCAGGAACAAACTTTGTACCGTCCCATTTTAAAACTTGACCAACAGTTGCAGGAGTTGAAAGGTCTACGTCTGATAGTGCGTTAATGCTTTTGTCGTCTAGTTTTGTAGGATCGCCTGGTACAAATGCAGTATTACCGGCATCGTATACTAGTCCTTGTCCGCCTACAGGTGGTGCAAGCACTGTTACGTCTGTTAAATCATTTAGTGCTAGTGCGTTATTTGCAATGTCAACTGCAACACCGCCTGGTGTTGTTCCATCGCCAACATATAATTTGCTTGTGTCAGTATCCCATACTGGCTCACCAACTTCTGGAGTGTATCCAGTGCGTTGAGCTGTGGTACCTCTTAATACTTTTAATGCCATTTTTAATTAACTCCTGATAACCTTTGACAGTTCTTCTATACTGTATTTATGCCAAACAGGAAATTATTTTCTCTTCTTCATAAATTGTCTAGTGCGTTTTTGAACATCGCGTTTTACTTTATCAATATTAACTATAAAGTTAACACCTTTTATAGCGTCTTCGTATTCTTCAAAAAGTTCTTCTAGTGTTGCTTCTAGTTCGTCAGCACCGCGTTGATCTGAAGTGGCACGTGGGTCTACATCAACAACCCACGTATTACCATCATCAAAATGCACTTCTACTGCTTTAATATATTGAACAGGTACTACTTCCACGTCAATAGATTCGAGTACTTCTGGCCATTTTTTGATAATATCTTTCGCAAATTTACCTTTATTAGCCACCGCTCGCAGTCTTCGCTTTGGCTTTCTTAGTTGGGACCAGCTCTTCGGCCTGCTCTCTTAGGCGCTTTGCTTCTTTAAACATTGCGTCAGCCTGCGAACGAAATTGAGCAGCAAGATCTTCGTCTGTTAGGACACCAGTTGGTGCATCAGTTTCTCCTGTTGATACACTTTGAACACTTGCTTTTGTTGAAGCTGTTTCAGTAGAGCCATTAGACATAGCTAAATCTGCAACAGTTACACCTTGTTGTTCTGCTACAAGTTGGTTAAGTTCTGCTAGAACAATACTTGATTGCATGTTTGGTATTACTTCAATATCAGTAGTAGGAACTTTAGCTAGTTTACCCATTTTATCAAATTGTACTAACATGTTTCTACCATCAGGCAAACGTGTTCTAAACATTGCATCAGCAAGTTCTTTTGCATTTTGACCTGTATTGCTTTCAATCAACTGCATTAGTGCTTGATGGTCGGGTGAGTCTAAAGTATCAGTATAGACTACTAAGCAATGATCAGGATCATTAGGCACAACTCTATATGCTATTGCACATTTACGTTGACCTTTAACTGATCTTCCTACGTGTTTTAAATCTGCCATAATTATTCCCCTTGTGGAGCACCTTCACCTTGTGCTTCAGCGGCTGCTGCCTGCTGTTCTGCTACTGCATTTAAAAATGCTTCTAGCTTAGTGTATAGTGTACCAACAGTTGTCATTTCGTTTGGTTTAAATGCACCACGCTGACTTGCTACATCAATCACTGATTTCATTGCAGTTAGATCTTGAATAGTAAGATCTGGAGATTGTTGTGCTTCTGCTTCTGGTGCGGTTTGAGTTTGCTGTTCGCTCATATTAAATTTCTCCTTTGTTAATAATATATATGCGCAGTTTATTTATTTGTACTTCAAATGTGGACATGCCAACATGAAATAACTTGCTTCTTTTGGTTCTTCAAAACCAATTTTTATTACGTTAGTAATGCTACCGCTTTTTAAGTCGACATCTTTACTAACATAAAATCTTCCTTTTAAGTTTTCTTTAATCCATCTTGCTAAACTGTGTTCTATGTTGTAGACTGGCTCAACTGTAGTGACTTCGAAATGAGGCGGACAAAGATCTAATTGCCTCATTTCTAAAAAGTCTAATGGGTTTGGTTCTCGTTTTTTATTCATGCGGTTAAATCATAGTGTGCAGTTTGTCCAAATGGTGCCTGTACGTTTTTATCATGATGACTGTGAATAACAAAAATAGTATCGCAGTAGTCTGGGTCTCCCCAACTATCCCATGCATAGCCGTCTGTGAACATAATGAACTTCTTGGGCTGTATATCATTTTCTTTCATATATTCCCAATTGGCCATAAAGTCAGTGCCGCCACCGCCTTTAATTTCGTACTCCATTAAGTCTCGACCATCGTCTGAGCTAAAATCATCTTCGTTGTAAACTGCGGTATCAAAACACCAAATTTTAATTTTGTAGTCTTGATATTCTTCCATAATACCTTTAACTTCACCTAAGAAGTCTTCAGCTTGTTTGTTGCCAATAGATCCGCTCATATCGATACCAATTGCAATATCAATAGTATCTTGAAAATTTTGTCCTGGAAGTATTGCACCTGTGTGCCAGCCTTTGCGATTCGGACGAGCAAAACTAAAGTCATGCTTAATTGTGCTTTGGATTTGCATACGAAGTAGCTCACGCCAATTCATTTTAGGTTCAGTAAGCTCTTTAATCATACGCATAACACCTGCTGGAGTATTTCCTGCACCAGCAGTTTGCGCCGCACTGATCATGTTTTCTTTGATCTCATCACGTATCTTTTTTAAATCATCTTTGCTATACTTAGGCTTCTTTTTGCTAACGGCATTACCGTTTCCATCTTTATTGTCTTCGCCTTCGTTGCTTCCTTCTCCGTCACCTTCGTTCCAGTCAAGGTGTTCGTCGAGCAATTCGCCTAATGCGTTTAACTGTTCTTCGTCATACTTTTCAAAAAGATCTTCATATACTTCTTCCGAAGTCCAATTTTCATATTTAAAGTCTTGGTAGCACTCTACAATTTTAGGCTTAGTACCAATACGATCACGTACTAGTACATTGTTTACAATATAGTCTTGTGCAATGTTAGATAGCATAGCATCTAAGTTACGACCTTGCCAAGATCTACGTTCTAAGTGATCAAATACACAGTGAAGAATTTCGTGTGCAATAACAAACTCAATTTCTTTATTATCCATAGCATTAAAGAATTGAGTATTATAGTATAAGTTACGACCGTCTACTGCGGCAGTAGGACACCAGTCATCTGCTGCCTTAATAGTAAGACGTGTTGCCATATTACCGAAAAATGGGTGACGTAGTAACAAACCTACTCGGGCAACAACAATGCGATCGTATACTTCTACTCGCATTTCATCTAGTTGTTCGGGGGTAATATTGGGGTCAGGTTGCCAATTCTTTTTGCCGATTTCTTGTGTACTAGTGCCCATGTGCTATGTCCTCTTTTCTAACTTTATATGTATATTATACATTATTTACAGAATTTGTCAACCATAAAAATAAGGGCGAGCTCAAAAGAACCCGCCCTTACCGTTCTTAGTTTTGAGCGGCTTTAATGTACTTTCCATATCGATCGTGGAACTCATCAAAACACTCAATTGCATCTGGATCAATTGGAAGACCGTATTGTGTAAGAGCAAGTTTAATACCCATAACTACCAATTCAGTTTCAAAATTATCCATGCTAAAGCGTAAGAAATTGTTGACTTTATCGTCAAAGTTCTTATCTTTCTTAGCTTCTGCTTCTTGCAGTTCGTAGCAGAGAGACACTGTTAAGGAATACATAGCACTGATTTCTTTAGTATCCATCTCCTTAACCTTACCTGCAAGAATGTCAGTTGGGTTAGGCATCTGCGACGCAACTTTACGGTGCGCCATAAACTTGACAGCCAAACCTTCACCAACCGAGCCACTTACCAAATCAGTAAGTGTGTTTTCGTCTAAGTCATCTTCAAGTAGTTCAGAAACAAACGACCAAGAACGAGGCGTTGCAAAAGAACGTGAAGGTGATTTAGGATCGAAATCGTATAGGTCTTTTTTAGCAAACTGTAAGTAACCTACAACATCTTTATGAATTTTATTTTCAGTAGCCCACTGGAACCAGTCATCAAAATTAACAGCAAGTTCTAAGTGAACAAAACGATTAGCAAGCGGAGCAGGCATACGATATGTAACACCCTTGTCGCTCTCACGGTTACCAGCCGCTACAATCATTACATTGTCGGGCAGTTTATACTGACCTACTCGACGATTCAAAATCAACTGATACGCTGCCGCTTGTACAGCAGGTGCCGCTGAGTTCATTTCGTCAAAAAATACCACAATATTATCATACTGCGATGCAAACTCTTCGTCTGGAAGTTCGCTAGGCGCACCCCAAACCATTTTACCAATATTACTATCAAAATAAGGAATACCTTTAATATCGGTAGGTTCCCAAAGAGATAGTCGAATGTCAATCAAATGACTGTTAGGTAACATATTGGTAATTTGTGAAACAATATCCGACTTACCAATGCCGGGAGGTCCCCAAAGAAAAATAGGACGCTTCTTGCTAATAGCATGTCGAATGCTTGCTTTTGCGCCGTTAGGACCAACTGTACGTGTTGCTGTAGCTTCCATAGTGTATTCCCTCTTGTGAATCAGTGCTTAATTTCTAACTATGTATACAGTATAGCATCATTGTATTAGATGTCAACCATTTTTTTAAAAAAATTACAAATTTTTTGATCTAGTCATGGCTTTTGTTAAGCCGTATTTGCGTAAGTCACCGCTAAAAAGAGTAAGTTCAACAGCCTTCTTTTCGTTGGTTACTATGATACTGCGGTTAGTTAAGTAGTATGGACAATCAATGAATTGATCTAAAAAAATAATAACTTGTGTAGTTAAAGGCATATCTTTAGGATATGGTACATCATAAGTTGCAAGTTCAATTTCTAATAAAACATCATAACCTTCGTCAGTAAGACGTAAACCACCTGCACCTTTATTTCTAGTATTTTTCCACCAAAGTGGCATGTGTTCCTTTACGGACAACTCAGAAGAACTTTTACCTAATTGTTTTAAGAAAATCTTAGTATAGGTTTCTTTCCAGTTCATTCTTCTGTTACTACCTCTCCTTGTGTAAGTCTTACTACAAGAAAGTCCTTACAGTCGAATAAATCGTTTAATTTTTTTGCAAGATTGTGTGCGTGACCAGGATTAGAAAAACTTGTTTTCTTATACTTTGGTCCAGGATAGTTTGTCAGTGAATTTGAACTTTTAAGATTAAAAGGTTTATCTTTGTAGAACACAGCCCAGATAGCATCTGCATCTAGTACTTGTTCTGATCTATAATTCTTTTTGTTAATGTGCTCTAATAGCACCGTTGGCTTTGGTCTGCTCATAATATACGTAATCCTTTAATTAACTACGTATATATTTATCTCTTTAAACAGTTATCTACGTGCTTTATAATTTGATCGCAAGTAAAAGTAGAATAGCAATTAGAACAATATTTGTAAAAAAGATACCTATTGCTAGAATAGTATGGTACCATATCCATCTAGTCTTGTATGCATTTTCAATAGATAAGACTTCGGGATCAACATCGTCTTTCATCATATCGATTACATATTTTGTTTCTTTTACCTCTTCTGGCTCCTTCCAAAAATTATACCATGCCATAATAAATTCCGTTTTATTCGTCGCCCCAACTGGAGCCTCCGTCCATTTGGACTTCAATTATTTCTTCTTGTTTTTCTTTATTTGCTTGCTTAACAAGCTCTTCAAGTTGTCCGTGTAATCTTGACATTACTATACCAAGAGTAAACGCTAGATTCTTAGCAGTTCCAATTTCTAAACGTATTTCTTTTTGCCTAGAATTTTCTGCACTTTTTACTTGTTGGATAAACTGTTGTAAAGGTGCAGTGTTAAGATCATCGTTTGTTTGCACGGCTTAACTCCTGTCTCATTTCAAGTTCGGTATTCATAGGTCCTACAAACTCATAACGATCTAACGTAACTAGTTTAGGACAAAAACTTTTAACCCAACCTTTATCAAATTTAATAATATAATAACCTGCACAATACAAACTTTTAGACTTTATACTTTTAGTAAACAGCGGCAGTTTACGTTTTACATCATACATTACGTTATAAGGTGATGTGCTAGTAGGATAGCCGTATACTTCTTTTTGTATTTCAGGTTTTGCACTTTTATCACGCTCGAAGATTGTTTTTCCGAGCTGCTTTTCTAAATCCTTTTTATTGTCATAAAATGTAATTGCTTCACCTGTAGACAACATAAAGCGATCGTCGTTCATGGATATTGTACCAACACGTTCTCCGTTGTTTTCAACAATCCAAAATTTATTTTTTAATATTGTTTTTGCTTTAATGCTCATTTAGGATACCTCGCTTGTAAAGGTTGTGCATACTGTGCGGCATTGTCTGCAATACGTTGCATGTCCCATTTAGCACAAAACTTCATTAAACGCATACCAACCTGAGAAATATCTTTAGGTTCAACACTTGAAATAGTATTGTTAATTATTTCTCTAATTTCAGCAGGTTGTGCTGACAAATCACAAAGAGTAACATTACGAGTATAGTCGTCTAGCACTCGATGTTCTACACCTTCATGATCAGTCCAACGCTGTAACATCATGTTATTCCAATTAAAGCCTTTATTGTCTTTATCTTCAAATGCTTCTATAAGACCAACCTTGTTTTTTGTACCTTTTTTACGTACACCTGGATATGCACTGAATACATTATCACTAGTGTCACCACGCATACATTTTTCAAATAGCATAAATTCAGGATTAGGTGCAGGTTTTACTTCTTTAGTTTTTTTATCTACAACAGGCTTGCCTTTGTCATCAAAGTAGCCTTCGTGTGTAATAGTTGTATTAGATACACCATTGTACTGTCTAACATTAGGAGCAATAAGTTGTGCAAAGTCACCGTCTGTGCTGATAATAACATGATTGTCATTAGGATGTGCCTGCACCCAGCCTGCAATCAAATCATCTGCTTCTAGTTGCGGATGACGCATCATTGTACAGTTAGTCTTAGAGCCAATAAAGTCTTTAAACTCGTCAAAGATCTCCCAAAACACAGTATCTTCTTCTTGCTGTGTAGGAGTCATTGCATCACGAGTTTCTTGTCGATTGCGCTTGTATGGCTCATAATAGTCCTTGCGCCAACTACGACCTTCTAAACAAAACACAACATGATCTGCACTAAAGTCAGTCCATGCCTTTTTAACACTGTTTAGTGTGATATGTAGTGCCATACCAACTTTAGTATCAATGTCACCACGTACTACGTGACGAGCTCTAAAGAAAGTGTTAGCAGTGTCTACTAGAATATAAGTGCTCATTTGTCCTCACATACATAAGTCATCATATAAACAAGTATACTGTCTATGTTGACTTTTGTCAAGTTTAAATACAGGAATGTAACCAAATAGTTTTTTTAGTATCATGATACTGAACTTTTGTTTTTATCAATTGGTACAACATTAATATATCCTGCACCTCTGTCAGTATCTAATCCTTCTTCGCCTAGCATATTATAAACAATATCACGGAACCAACGATCTACAATTTCTTCTTCTGCATCGTTTTCAATTCCGTATCCTGCTTCAATTAACTGTGCGATAAAATACTTATTCCAGTCCATTTCAAAGAATCCGTTTCGAACGTTATCTTCATTTACTTTAACATCAAGTACACTTACCCAAGGCTCTTTGCGTCTTGTAGCATACTCTTTTGGATTCTTCTTTTTAAGAAGTTCCATTTCTTCTTCTTCAACACGGGCTTTTTCTTCAGCAATTCGCTGTTCTTCTTTATCTAATCCTGTTAGTTTTTTAAAGAACTCTTTCATAGTCCTGCCTCCCTAGCTCTTGTTTCTAAAGTATCAACAACGCGAGCTTGTTTAGATTTATTTTCTTGTCTTTCGAAGTCATCTGGATCGAAAGCATTTTCAAGTCCCCCATGCATTTCCGAATAAGGAGATGTGGAGTCTTGGAGTGAAACGCCACCCTTTTTCCATGCATAGTTCTGCGACTTCTTGAACGTTGAGATTGTATTCTTCACTGCGTCCGCCCAACGGCATACAATAAACCGGACATTGAATCCCGGCACTTCTGTAAGCGTCCACAGCCCTGCCAACTTCTTCAACGTCAGTTGCATCAGCGACAACAAACTTAAGATAAATGTCACTACCATTAATGCCGAAATACTCACTAGCAATGTCAGGCTTAATAGCAGTATCCCAAGGTTCTCCGCTAACTGAAAGTTTTGGGGAACAACTCCAAGTGACTTCAAATCTGTCTTGATTGTTAAGATAATCTTTAAAGTCTTCTCGTAACTTTTGAGTAGTATTTGTTTCAAATGTAACATTTTTTAAATCCTGCATCTTAGGATGCTCAAATAAATCGATGTAGAGTTTTTGCCAACCTAGCAAAGGCTCTCCACCTGTTAGTATTAAGTGAACATCTTGACCATTGTCCATTGTCCACTTGCCTTCTGGTGTAAGACTTAGTAAGTGTTCAACTACTTCATCTACAGTTTTATCCATCATAAACTTTTTAAATTCAGGATAGATACTTGCATAAGTATCACAACCTGTATGTATGATAGGTAAATCGTCAAATTTTTCAACAGTATTGATTATGTTACTGTCAAGTAAATCTTTTACTTCAGGATTGTGTTTGATACCTTGCTTTTGTTTTTCATCACGCATAGGCTCATCACGACCTAAACCAAAGTTCATGCAACGAAAGTTACAACCAAATGTTCTTAAGAACACACTAGGGACTCCAACAAACTTGCCTTCGCCCTGTACACTATAAAATGCTTCTGAATAACGTAACTTCATCTTAACACGCAAATTCCTGTTGTAATTTAATATTATCCATAAATTCTTTTTTAGTACCCGGATCAATCTTAAATGCACCTTTTAGCACAGTTGTCTGTGTAAGACTACTATGCGCCATAATGCCTCGATTTTCACAACAACCATGTGTTGCTTGAATATATACACCTAAGTGATCTGCACCGGTTGCTCGTTGAATTTCACGTGCAATATCATTTGCAAGTTCTTCTTGTAGTGTGCCACGTCTAGCACACCATTGTGCAATACGAGTATACTTTGAAAGACCAATTAGTTTAGGACCTGCAATAATACCAATATATGCTACACCCGATACTGGTTGGTGATGATGTGAACACATACTTTTTAGTTCACTTCGAACTACAAGCATACCTTCATAGCGTTCATCTGAATCATTTGGAAATGCTGTTGCACTTGGAATAGGGTCATAACGTCCTGCCATAATTTCATTAAAATACATTTTAGCAAGACGTTTTGCTGTACCTTTTGAATTAGGATCGTTATGTCGATCAATTAGCAATGTATCAAGAACTGTTTCAAATGCTGTTGTTGCTTCTTCAATTAGTTCTTCTTTATCACCTTTTTGTAGGACTTCTGAAATATTGTCGCCAGCCCAGTAACGAATTTTTGCGTCTTCGAGACGTGCCTTAATTTGTTTGCTCTTACTCATTTTTATCTCCGATGTTTAGGCAGTGGATTGCCGTGTATACTGTAAGCAATTCATTATATACAGTATACACTTATTTAGGTTTTTTGTCAACCTTAAAGTTGTTTTCTTGCTGCTTTTTTGCGGGCTTCTTCTTTCTCCCACTGTTGGCGGTTTGTCCATTCAACTTTTTTCTTTTGATATTCTTCTTCGCTTAATGAATGCCAACCAATGCATTTACCAGTTGGCGATCTTTTACAGCCACATAAAGCCATGATGTTCTCCTATTAACTAAAATATTTGTCTAGCATTTCTAGACGATCATTGGCCGCAGCCATAGAATCCAATTCTTTTTGAATTGTTTCAATGATATCAGAATGTTCACCAATACCGACAACTTTTTGCATATACACTTCGATATTAGTTTTGTGCAATTCAATCTCCGCCTCTGCGTGTTTCCTTGCTGCTCCGATCATTTGTTCTCTCAAATCCATTTTCCTTTCCTTAGTATTTTTGTTTAGATGGAATGACGCCCCTAACGCCGCCTTTCGGATCTTCCATATCTCCATCACGACGGAAGATTAAATGTACATGGGGATACATGCATGTCTGTCCGGCACTTACTCCCATATTTATGCCTATATTGTACCCGTCAACATTGTTATCGGCTTCTATATTTTGTTGACCCATAGCAAGTGCAAATTTAAAACATTTAAGTATTTCGTCTTGTGTTGCTTCTTTTGGAACTACAAGTGTATGACCTTCTGTTACAGGGTAGATATCTTCATAAACAACAAAGTCACGAGTGTCTAACATAACATTAGTCCAAGGCGCACGACCTTCTTCTTGGGCTTTATCTAATGTATCAGTAGTCATAATCTGCATCGTCTTCAAAGTCTCCCATTTCAACTTTTGATGCTTCCCATAATTCTAATACAGTTCTTAGTCCATATTGCATAACGGAAAACTCGTTTAATTCTTCTTGAAATTTTCGAACTTCGTCAATTTGTTCTTTTGATAGATCGTCAATTAAATCAACACCATAAAACTCACAAATATATTCTTCACAACTACGAAGAATATCGTCTTCAATATTAGTTTCCCATTTATGAATTCGATCCCAATTAAATGACATTATTTTACCTCTAACAACGGTTCAATAGTAGAAGTATCGTGCCAATCATAAACTGATTCATCTTGGTACTGATGTCTTCTACTATGTGTTTCTTTAACAAACATACCGTCTCTTTTGCGATAAACAGTATATACTTCTTTTATAATTCCTTCTTTTTCTGCTTGTACAGCATCTTTAAAAGGTCCTTCTTTTAGTGTCATTGTCCTACATTCTCCCATGGATATACAAGCCAAACATCCTCTTCGGCTTTATTTACTTCGTCAACACTATAGTCTAT